TTACTGAATAGGCGGTGTTGGTTTGGCTGGCTGGCCGAATACACGCACGACTTCACCTATGACGTACAGGCGCTGGGTCAGCTCTGCTGCCGGAACGAACTCTGGCGGGTACAGTTCGTTATCACTTATGACTCTATAGCCGATTGGGGACAGCGTGAACTCCAGGCGCTTTACCCTCAGGTGGCCATCCAGATTGATGACGTATACGCCATTGAGGGCGAGCTCTCTATCAATGTTGGTTTTGACCAGCAGGCGATCGCCGTTGTTGATATGCGGGGCCATGCTGTCACCAACGGTGTTGATGATGCATAGCTCGGCGTGCTCCAGACGCTCCAGGCGCAGCCAGGTTCTTGGCACATACCAGTAATCACAGATGTTCTCTGCATTGATCCACGCTCCTGCCCCCGCTGATGCCTCTACGTTGAATGTTGGCACCTTGGCCAGGTGATCCATGTCGTTGGCGTTATATGGCTGCTCTGGCTCGCTTGCACACTGTGTTTGAGTCTGTGTAGTGCTTGCACCTTTCCCATAAGCGATCCATTCCAGGCTGACGCCCTCTTTTTTCGATATCTCAGCAATCGTGTCTAAGGCTGGCATTGCTCCCTTTAGCCAGTTGTTCACTGTTGCGAATGGCAGACCCCAGTCACTGGCCGCTTGTCTTATGCTTCTTTTTCCAATCACCTCTTTGATTCGATCACTCACATTCCATTCCTCACTCCCTGAATGCAATGTTTTTTGATCACTTTTGTGTTCGGGTTGCATTTTCTATATCTCGTTGATTTGAAAAGGAAAAAAATCAGTGAGTCTAAAAAGATGCACTTTTTCGAATGCAATGCTCTTTTTATGCTTTACGTGAGTCATAAACAGATCAATACTTAGCTCAAGAGTTAAAGGCGGTTAGTTAACTGCACGACTAAGTAAAAGTGTTATGCGCCGAGGGTACAACAAAATGAGCAGAAAAGGATCAGACCTAGATTGGTCGAGGCAGAAAATTTTAGCGGAAGTGAAGGCTAGAGGCATGAGCCTTGCGGAGTTGTCTGCCTATGTGGGACTCGGAAGAACAACTCTCAGGAATGCTCTTAATCAAGATTGCTACCCACGAGGTGAACGCATTATCGCTGAATTCATTGGCGTTAATCCGGAAATCATCTGGCCGACAAGGTATGAGCAAAGAGCAAAACGCTTAGAAGAAAAGCAGATGGCAATTGAGTTGGCTGAAAAAATAAAAACATCTTTGGTGGCTTAAATGTTTTTCAAAGTATCCGATTTAGTTGGCAAACCAGGAATGCCAAGTACAAGGCAGAACACTCGGTTAGTCCTGGAACGTTGCAGCTCGGCCAACCCTTCTTGGCGTCAGGACAGGGCCAAAGGCAAAGGCTTCGAGTACCACATCGATTGCCTGCCACCGGAGACCCGTGCCCACTTGCTCCACCAGCAGGTGAAGGATCTCAAGAAAGGTGAAGTGAAGACCCGTATCGAGATCGGCAGTGAGGAGTTGTGGCTCACCTATCAGGAATCGAGCGAGAAGAAGCGACAGGAGGCCAGTCGTCGGTTTGAGGTGTGCCTGATGGTGGCGGATCTGGTTGAACGTCACGGCATGGGCATCAAAAAGGCCATGGCTGAAGTGGCCGAAAAGACCGGCGTTGCGGCCTCTAACCTGACCCGCTGGTTCTATGTCAAACCGGGGCTGAAGCGGATTGATAAAAAGGATTGGCTGGCGGCCCTGGTCGATGAGAACGGCCTCAATACCAAACGGCGTGCCGAGTTAAGCCCGGAGGCATGGTCCTTCTTTCAAGGGGATTGGCTGCGCAGTGATGCTCCCAGCGTTCAGGCCTGTTATGAGCGACTGACTCGGGCGGCAGCCCTTAACGGTTGGGCAGTACCCAGTATCGACACCATCAAGAATCGCATTAAAACCCATATCCCGCTGGAGTTGAGGGTGGCGATGCGCGGCGGGGTGTTCAAGGCCAAGCAGACTCTGGTGCCTGCCCAGCGCCGGACCCGCGTGGGATTGCACGCCCTGGCTCACGTCAACGGCGACGGTTACACCCACAACCTGTGGGTGGCACTACCCAACGGTGAGATCGTGCGCCCCACCACCTGGTTCTTCCAGGACGTTTACAGCTCGATGCTGCTCTCTTACTGCGTCGATGTGAGTGAAAACACCGACATGCTGGGGCTCGCCCTGCACCAGATGGTCAGCCGTTACGGCGTGCCTGATGCCTGCACCCTTGACCGAGGCAGTGCGGCACTGAGTCAGGCGATGACTGGCCGGATGCACCGCCCCAGTGGTCGGGATCGCAAGCACAAGAAGTTCGACTCGGCAGAGGTCGAAGGGGCGATGAAGGCGCTGGGGGTAGAGGTGACCTGGACCCGCGTGGAGGCGGATACCGCTGGTAACAAGGGTAACGCGCGGGCCAAACCGATTGAACGGGCCTTTAACGGTAAGAGTGGCCTGGGTGAATACGTGGACAGGCATCCGGCATTCAGCCTGGCGACCGTTGGCGACTCGGTGGAGAAGAAACCCGCCCACTACGCGGACTCACAGAAGAATGCCATCCCGCTGGAAACCTTTTTAGCGGTGTTGGCGGAAGAAATTGAAGCCTGGAACAGTCGCACCGGACGGCGCAGTGAAATGGCCAAGGCTCGCGGACTCAGTTATCGCCAGGTGTTCGAAGAGAGTTACAGCCAGGTCAGCGTGCGCAAGGCCACCGAACAGCAACTGTTGCTCTGTCTGATGCGCACCGAGCAGTGCAGGGTTAACGAGGGCGGATTGATTGCGCTCAAAGCAGGCCAAACGCCCTTGGGCGATTGCAACCGCTATCACAGCGCTCTGCTCTACCCACACATCGGCACTCAGGTGTCCTTACGGTTCGACCCCTTCAACCTGCACTCGGGGGTGTATGCCTACGACGAGAAGGGATCGCTTATCGGCCTTATCCCCATTCTGGAGGACGTTGGCTACAACGACCAGCGCGGGGCCCGCCTGCAACGGCTGGCACAAGAAGAGGTGATGGGCAGAGTCGAGCTGATGCAAAGCACCGCCGAGATGATGACACCAGCAGAGGTTGCCGACCAACTGCGCAATGCCGCCTTGAAGCGGCAAGAGAATGAAGACGAGAGCGCCGCGCAAGGCGTGGCCCCTGGCTTGGTGCAGATGATGCCAGAGCTACCGAGGTTGCCCGAACAGATGGCCTTCAAGCGGGCGGCAGGGTGTGACACCACACCGATGAGCCCAGCAGACAGCATCGATTTTACCGACACATTGATTGACCTATTTGGAAAGAAGGACTGACGCCATGACCACTGTGATTGACCGAGTAAATGCCGCATTGGCAGCAGATAGCGAATTGACCCAGGTGCAGGTTTCCAAACAGGCCGGGATGAGCGAAGCGGTACTGAGCGCCCTGATGGCGGGCACCTACAAGGGCAATGTCGAGCGCAATCTAGCCAAGCTGGAGAAGTGGCTCAAGACCCGTGAAGAGAGCGCCAAAACCCAAGACCTGGTGCGTGGCCCCAAGGATGAATGGTTGCCGTTGCCGACATCGGTACGCATCCAGAACGTGATGAAGACCGCGCAGGCTCTGCGTGCCTGGGGGTTGGTCTACAAGGGTGCCGGTGTCGGCAAGACCACCACCGCCCGCCACTACCAGTCCGAGAACAGCAATGTGTGGATCTTCACGGCAGACCCGTTTCGCAACAACGAGATGGCCGTGCTGCAAGGGCTGTGTGACCAGCTGAAGATCGCCTGCCACGGCATGACCCGCGCCCGGATGAGTGAGGCCATTGCCCAGCGCATCAGCGGCACCAACGGCCTGCTGCTTATCGATGAAGCGCAATACCTGTCCGAACGCATCCTCAACGGCATTCGGGTACTGACGGATGACCGTATCGGGGTGGTGCTGCTGGGCAATGACGTGGTGAAAACCCGGATGAGTGCCCCCCGTACCGCAGTGGACATGAACCCAGTGTGGTCACGGGTCATCAGCTGCCTGGAACTGCCAACGGTGAGCCGTGAAGACATCGCCAGTTATCTGAGTGTCTGGGGGATCGAAGACAAGGAGGTCGTCCGCTTTGCCTACGACAAGATCCCGCAATCTGTAGGGGCTCTGCGCTCGCTCTATCGCTTGCTGCAAGTCGCTACCTCTATCGCCACCAGCGCCAGCCAAACGCTCTCTCTGGAGCACATCAAGGCAGCCTGGAACCACATAGGAGTTGTCGCGAGATGAAGATGGAACTGAGTGACAAGGTGCGCCTGGCCGAGCAGGTCAGCCGCCAGATGGCGAGCCGCCAATGCACGGTACTGAGCGCCAAGCTGGGGTTTGCCACCCCGATGCTTGAAGTCGATAAACCGCCGCTGGGCCTGCGGGACAAGGCCTTCGAAATCAAAGAGATCATCGGTGGCCAGGTGAACATGGCCTATGTAGCGAATGTGGATGGCTGCCGGGTTATCTGGCGCACCATCAGCCTGAACAAACAGTAACAACCAAGTAAGAGGACAACCCCATGACCGTACAACAAGAGATGACCATTCCCGCTGGCTACCTGAAAGACCGTAAGGGCCGTCTGGTGCCCCAAAGCATGGTCGATGCCTACGACCTGGAGATGGATGCCTTCGTGAAAGAGCAGTGCCAGGGAGCCCGCGAACTGCGCGACCTGATGAAGCGCTTCAAGAAGACCACCTTTGGCAACTGCCACGCCTGGCTGGATCTGGTGGCAGAGAAGTATGACCGCCAGCCTGGTGGCCAGAAGGGCAACGTGACGTTTGGCACCTTTGACGGGTCTGAGCAGATCCGTATTCAGATGGCTGACCAGCTGCGTTTTGGCCCGGAGCTGCAAGTGGCCAAGGACATCATCGATGAGTGCCTGAAGGAGTGGTCTGCCGGTGCCAACCAGAATCTGGTGGCCATCATTCAGGACGCCTTTGAGGTTGACCGGGAAGGCAAGGTCAACACAGGCCGCATCCTCTCCCTGCGCAAGCTCAAGATCGATGACGAACGGTGGACCCGTGCCATGCAGGCCATTGCTGACTCGATCATCGTTTCCGGCACCAAGGCTTACGTCCGGTTCCTGGTCAAGGACGAAGAAGGGCGGATGGTCTCTATCCCGCTGGATCTCGCAGCCCTGTAACCCATGCGAAACCGCGCCCCAGTCATGGGGCCGGTCTGCCCGATGTGGTGATCGGGTACTGATGAGCAGCCAGGAGGAGTGATGAGTGACCAAGGCGGTAGCGCCTCGTTAGTCACCTACGTGATGAAGTTCGCGACACGGGTGAGCAAGGGTAAGAAACCTGTCCCGCTCACGCGGGAAGAGGCAGAGGCGTGGCTGGATAAGCATTGCCCTCAGTGGCGGCGATCAGTGGTCAGGAATGGATGAGCAAGCCAATAGGAGAAGAGATGAGCAACAAACGCATTCTCGACAAGATCAAGAAACTGCTGGCCCTGGCGGCCAGCGGCAACCAGCACGAAGCGGCCAATGCCATGGCCAAGGTGCAGGCGCTGATGGCGGCGAACGGCCTCACAGAAACCGATATCGAACTGAGCTGCATCGGGCAGCAGTGGGCCAAGTGTGCTAACCAAAGCAGAACACAACCCCAGTGGAGCCACATGCTGATCTCCCTGGTTGGGGATGCCTTCGGGGTTGAGGTGATGTACCAGCGTGAGATCTTCGGTGCTGTCAGGGTGTCGTTCATTGGCCCGGCAGAACGTGCCGAGATCGCCGGGTGTGTCTATGAAGTGCTGGCTCGCCGGTTGGGCAAGGCCCGCCGTGAGTACCTGGCCGGTTTGAACAAGCGGATGAAGACAACCACCAAGACCACCAGAGCGGATCTGTTTTGTGAAGGGTGGTGCCGGGCAGTGTGGGCCAAGGTGCAGCAGCTCGTACCCAGCGAGAAAGAATCCGCCCTGGTCAAGCAGTTCATGGAGCAGAACCACCCCAAGCTCAAACAGGCAACTGCGCGTGAGGCTGGCGGTAATCGCCGGGATCACAACTCCATGTTTGATGGATACCGCGCTGGGCAGGATGTGGAGCTCAATGCCGGGGTGGCAGGTCAAGAGCAAGGGAAGCTGGAGGTGTTATGAGAGTTGGGCTAGGCAATGAGTTAGACGCTCTGGTTAAGCGATGGGAATGTTGGCGAATCGCCTCTTTTTGGATAGGTCTTAATCTTCTTGCCTTGGCAATTGGCATAAATCTGCTGGCTTGATGAAGGGGGAATGATGAAAAACACAAAGGCTTTTGTCACTGAAGTAGAGGCCGAATTACTGGCAAAAAAACATCTGGAAGCATTCGTGGCCGAATGCAGGTGCCAGAACAAACAGGACATATTACGTGCATTGAAAAAATGGTTGGGGTGGGGATGCACGCCCATGACGTGGTTGAAAATGGTTATTGCGTAACAGTGCAATAACAAGCGAAACCACCCCGCCACCTGGCGGGATGGTCTACCCGATGTGGTGATCGGGTACTGATGAGCAGCCTGGATCCCGGTTGTCATCTCCCACAACAAGGAGAGGACAATGACCTATCACAACCTGTCTATGCAGCTGACCAAGCTGTTTGAAGCCTACTGTATCGCCTTGTCCTTGCGGGACATGGTGCGGGTTCGCGTGCGCCTGGTGCGTTTTGCCCATCGGGCCCGCCGTCTCAACCAGCATCGGCTGGCCCGTGAAGCCTTTATGGCCGCTGGCCAACTGGGCCGCGACATTCAAAAGGTGTCGCCATGAGGGCCGAACTGCTGGCCTGGATGGCGCAGCGCCCCCCGATGACCGCCAGCCAGATGATCGAGGCGGGCGTGCTTGAGGAGCTGGCTATCTCGGGGCGCGAGAATCTGGTGACCTGCCTGTGCGAGATGTGCAAAAGCGACACCTGTCCGGTGAGTGCCGTCAAAGCCCCTGAAACCCATCTGTATCAAGGCCGCAGCCCGCGTCGTGGTTGGGTCAATATCTATCGTATTCGCGGAGTCCATCATGACTGAGCAAGAGAGAGAAGTAAGCGAGATCGTGACCTGGCTGGGCAAGCGGGAGTTTCCCGCCCTTGCTGGCTACACCACCCCGCTTGGGCAGCAGCTGTATGAGGTGATCACCGATGTGTTGTCGTTCGCCTCGATGGCGGCCCGCAAGGCCAGTATCGCCGAACGCAAGCTGGATGACCTGATGATGAGTCTGCCCAACAATGCCCACGCCTATCACGAGTTGAAGCGACTCCAGGAGGAGATCCATGCGCAAGGCACCCCAGCACAGAGCCCGCTTGTAGTTCTGGTTAAACAGGCGATCGAGCACTCTGGCCGCCATGACATCGAGCAATGCTGCGGCAGCAGTTGCAATAAGCAACGCAATCTCGAACACCTGACCGCGTTGGAGGTAGGCACCGAGCTGTTTTACCAGGAGATCGTCAATCTGGGGTCACAGGTGGTGACACTGGAGCAGGAGAATCGCCAGTTAACATCCCGTTTGAATGCCCTTAAAGGAGGCACCCAATGATGTTTTACCGCTGTGATGATGTGCCAGTTTGGCAAGCCTGGTGCCAGTACCATCAAGAGCTGAAGGCGATGCAGCAGGCCGCCCGCGCCTTTGCCGAGTCGCTGGATGCTGAACCGGTCTATGGTGCCTCTGTTTATGGTCAGATCCTGGTGGGGATAGCCCCCCGCCATTTTGATGACCGGAGTGATAAAGCGCTATGGAGTGAGCCCGGCTATGGTGGGGTCAGGGTGCCCAGGCAGTATGTGCCCAAGGGCCAGTTAAAAACAGGTGCCCAGCTGCGTGAGCGCTTCCCTGATGGTCGTCCAGCCGTGACGGTAGACCGTGCCAGGCTGGCCCCGCTGTGGGAGGCGTTGGGGGTTGATATGCCAGCGGTGGCCAAGGCCGGTTCAACCTTCTTTGGCTATGATGGCCAGTTTTACTTTACCACCCTGCTGCGTGCCCCGAACGCGACGGTGATTGATGAACATGAGTTCAAGCAAGCGCTGCAACTGAGTCAAGCCGCGCAGGCTACCCGATAGGCCACTTCCTGTTTTACCCCCTTTCATGAGGCACCGTTTGGTGCCTTTTTTGTTGGTGTTTTGTTCGCAAATTCGCCGCCACTTTCGTATAATTAATTTATGTGGCGGAGGAACGAAAATTGATTGAAACAAAACGCCGACCTGGCCGCCCCCGTAAAGAGAAGACCCTGGACGGTGCAACCCGTAGCAAGCGCCTGCGAGCCAAGCGAACGGAAGATGGCACCAAGGAACTGCGCCTGGTGGTCGATGCTGCGACGGCTGATTTGTTTCATGCCTTGCGTGAGCAGAGCGGGTTCGGCCAGCGAGAGCAGTCAGACTTCTTTGCAGCCATGCTGCTCAAGGTGGCCGGTCGTGACTGGCTTGGTCCCGCGTTTACGCTCCCTATCGAGAAGGAGGCATCATGACAGCACGCAAGACCCTGTATGGCCTGGTGCACAAAGGGGCCGAGGTGAAGTTCGGTTGCCTGCCTACCGACGAACGGGACGCGGCCTATCGCGATTGGCTGGCGATGCGCACCGGTCAACGCTCTTGCAAGGGGCTGACCGAGTTACAACTGGCCGCCCTGGTACGCGAGCTGAAACGGGATGGCAGCCTGGCGGACTATCGCCCTGGTGGAAAAGCACCGGACCGGCCAACCGATGCCCAATGGCGCAAGCTGGCCGCGCTGTGCAAGGAGTTGAACTGGCAAGGTGGACTGGATGACCCGGCATTAGACCGGTTCTGCCAGCGTACCGCACACGTCAGTAAAGCCAGGTTCCTGACCAAGGGCCTTATCAGCCAGGTCATCACCGGATTGGAAAAATGGATTGCAGGAGGGGCCCAGTGAGCCGTATTGACCCCCGTTATGAAGTGGTATCTCCCCGCACTCAAGAAGAGTTGCAGGCGCTACTTGAGGAGCAATGGCCGGATCGTCGCGTTCCGGCCCATGAGTTCCACCAGCTTATCCAGATGAACACCCTGGATATGAGTATTTTGAAAAGCCATCTGGGCTGTAATCGTGCCTGGTACAACACCCATGAGCTGGCCGAGTGGCTATGGAAGAGGAGCAATTATCATGATGACGACCAATGAGCCGCGTCTGTGCATCAAGCCGTGTCGGGATGTGCTGACCTTGAAAAAGCGGGCCACCCATGGGGCCATCAAGGGCACCGAGTTCTTTGCCTTTCGTCTGTCAGGCTGGTTTATGTTTGTGCGGGAGGTGCCAGATAATGGCCCTCGCACTGGTGAGCAGTTGAGTCTTTTCTAAGGCAGACGTATGGTAGTACATTTCCGAATGAATATGAGGGCAATATGATCCGAGTTGTATTGGGGTTTCTGGCGTTATGTGCGGTGGTTTGGTTTGGAATACCGTTCTTCATCAAAGAGGCTGTACGCCCCCAAGAGATGTTCACCAGAAACGTACTATGTATGACCGATAGCCAAATAGGGTCGATCACTTATCAGATGCAAGAGCCGTGTAAGGAGATATTCACCACGGATATCGTCTCTCGGGTCGAGCAAAGTGATTCGGCATATTTGGATTACTACCCCATGACCATGGAAAAATATGACCTAAATAAAATTTATACCGCGTTGCTTATTTCAGACCCCAGTTTCCGAAGCACGATCCCTGATTTTGAAGTGTGGTGGAATGCACGACCGATAAGACAAAAGCGCAATAAACAAGGCCCGCAATAGCGGGCCTTGTTGCATCTATCACGCTTACAACTTCGCGTGGATCTTGATAGCAAACTGCCTGGCAGCGGCAGGAATATCACTCGGGGTGCCGAGCATGGCAGGCAGAGCCTCCACTCGCCGGATGATCACCTGTTCCAGCTCTTCCACGCTCGGGCTCACCGAGAGCTGTTTGAGCTGTCTCATGGCTAGGCTGAACTGCTTCTGATCTGATGGGTGAGAGCTGAACCAGGTTGGCTTTGACAGCCACGGCTCCAGTGCTTCTTCAATCGACATATTCGTCTCCTGTTGGGGCAACGCAGTCTCAGTTGCGCAACCATACTACCCCCGCACTTGGCCAGTGGACAATCTTGGTTGGCAAATTCACTGTTTTTATATACAGTGAATAACTGTATGGATATACAGCAACAGGAGCGCCAAATCATGATCCTTCGCATCATCATCGACAAGAAGCAAAAGCTGCCCAACGGCACCACCGAAGCATTGCAAAAGGAGGCTGCCCGCCGTCTTCTCACTCGCTGGCCAGAGCTGGCCATCGACGTGATACGGGGTCAGCGCAATGACGTTGAGGTCAAACGCACCACCGCAGAGGAGCGGGATGCCATTCTGGAAGTTGTGCAAGAGGTCTGGGAAGACCCTGATTCCTGGATGCCCGCCACCTGACCCTAATCAAACAAAAGGCCCGCAACTGCGGGCCTTGTTCATTCTGTATGGGTGGCATCATGCAGCCATCATCCCCCGCTCGATTGCCTGCTGGCCCGTCATCCCGCGAAACAGCGCTTCTTCAGCGGCTCTGCGGCGTATCAAGCCACGCATCACCTTGCCGTCGTTCTTGTTCCATTTCTTGAACTCCTGAGCGGCCCCCTCGTAGTCACCGGCATTGAGTTTGCGCAGCAAGGTGGAATCTCCCAGTCCTTCGGCAATGGTATCCGCATCGATGTCGGAGCCGACGTTATAGGCAAACGACACCAGCGCATCGAACTGGCCCTGGGTCAGTGGCACCTTGACCAGTGACGCCACATCCCGCTCAAAGCGGCGTAGGTCTTCCAGGAAGGCGGCATCAGCCTGGGCCTGAGTCCAGACCAGACCGGGTTTTACTTCAGGACCAGTGTGCCCCCAGCCAATGGTCCAAGGCTCGCCGTTCTTGCTGCCAGGGTCTGGGTAAGCCTTGAGCTTGCAGTTCTCGAAATGGTGCATGACGGTGACACCGCCTTGTTGTGAAGTCTTCATCGTTTATTCCTTCTGGCTATCTGCCCACTGGCGCAGCGCGGTCATGCGAATATCGCAGGCTCGCAGTGCCGCTATCATGGCGGGCATGTCTTCTTCCACCACCGCACCCCAGGTTGTGAGGTTCAGCGGTGGTACTGGGCAAGGGGCGCTCAAGCTGGCCGGAGGGACCAGCCTGACCACCTCAGTTTTTATCAAGGGGGGTGGTGGCGAGCTGGCGCAGGCGCACAGCAGCAGCGCCAGGCAACTCAGTAGTGCGGCACGGTTCATGGATGATGGTTTCCTTGATGTCTTTCTGGGCCTGCCCCTGCTCGGTGAGCAACCGGCCTGCCTGGCTCTGTACCTGCAAGGTGAGCTGGTTATTGCGGGCCACCTCCTCCTGCAGGCGGTTGATACTGGTGGCCTGGACCTTCATGGTCTCGCTTTGCTGGGACAGGGTGAGGGACAGGCGCTGTGCGGCCTCTGCCTGCGTTACCCTCTGCTGGTGCCATAGCCAGACCATCAGCAGGCACCCCAGCCACGGCAGGACCCGCCATAGCAGCGCGTTCATGCCTCCCTCCGCTTGCCCATCTCAAACCAGATCGCCACCAGCATGGCCAGGTCATAGGCCAGCCAGAAAAAGAACTCCGGTTTGAACTCGGTTTGACCGACGGTGTAAGGGGCTTTGAGCAGGACGTAAGCCAGCATCAAGCCGGTCACCCCCCAGTTGCGATAGCGCACAGCCCGCCCCATCACGACCAACCCTGCCACCACATCGAGGGCGGCAAACAACAGGTTCAAGTGCTCCATCATGATGGTTTCCTCCAAAGCGACTTGAGTTTCATCAAGGTGCCCAGCGGGTCTTCCGAAAACCCGCGCAGCACCGTGTTCATGCCGCGCAGGATCCACTGCGCCCCGAACGCGGCAACACCCGACCAAAACACCCGCATCGGCTCTGACAAGTCCCAGTAACTGAGACCCAGCCAGGCCATCCAGATAACAAACCCGCTCATCGGTGCCCCAATCAGGAAGTCCCTGACCGACAGGCGATCCGAACTGGCCGCCTGTGCCAGTGCGGCAAACAGCGCCAGACCTGCCAGGGCAGCCGTCATGCCCATGCTGTCCACGGCATCCTTGAAGGCGATAAACCACTCCCGCATCACCGCCCCCCTTCCGAGTTCTCGGCGACCACCACCACGTTGATGGCCGTAACGCTCACCACCGGATTCTGGTTACGCGCCAGGGTGCGCATCGCAAGCGACGTGGTGCAGCGATAGACGCCCTGGATCTTCTGGCCAAGCCCGGTCAACGCTTCCGGCACGATGTCGCGCCCCAGTTGTTCTTTCCAGCGAGCCAGGGTGCTGACCAGGGCACTGGTAAACTGGGCCTCTATGGCACTGGCTTGTGCCTTGTAGTCATTGAAGATTTCAAGCGTGAAGGTGCCGTCGCTGTGTACCTGCTCGGCGTCTTCGACGGTGATGCGATCCCCCAGGGGACGCACCTTGTCATCGCGAAGGACGTCTTCGATCTCCTGCTTGATGGCGTCGGTCGATGACTCCCCCCCGGCCATCATGGCGCAAATGGCGATATCGTTGGGGGCTGGCGACCAGACCTTGACGTTCTTGATGGCCCCGTTGGCGGTCAGGGCGAAATACTCATAGGCGTCATAGGGCCCGGCCACCGAGAACTTGCTGGGGGCCAGGTAGATGCGCTGGCGATAGCGGTCATCATCCTCAATCTCACTGCCGCCCTGGCTTACCTCGGTATTGGTTGCGGCGCTCACCTCGGGGTGACCGGTCACCACCTCGGTGATCTCCCCTGGCAAGAACCCGTTGGCCTGGGTGCCGGGGGTCTGGCATTGGGCAATTACCGTGATGGTGATCGCCGTGGCGGCAACCGGGAACGGGTCGGTGGTGGCAAACAGGCTTTGCCCATCCACGGCTCGCACGCTGAAGCCGGGTTCCAGCACGAACGCCGGGTGGCCAGGCTTGAGGGTCAGTTGCAAGGAGGTCAATGCGTGGCTTGCGGGCAGCCGCTCGCAGTCCACACTGGCCCCCTGGTGATCGAGCATTGCCCCCTCACCAAACGCCAGCAGGTTCTGCTTGCCCTCCCGGTTGATGTCGTCCACCAGCAGCTCCCGCTCGTAGGCAACCTGCTCCAGGACAAAGGTCTCCGGGTCGGACACCAGCGGATAATGGCCGGTACTGGCCTCGTAGTTCTTTTTGAGCCGGGTCAGGGTGCCGTTGTAGTCGTTCGGGATCACCTGTGGCTCTGGCAGATCGGATAAAGGGATCTGGCTCATGATGCGCGCTCCAGTTTGGCATTGCAGATCCAGCGTCCGCCGAGGCTGGTGGTCTGGGTAACCACCTTCCACAAGGGGGGCAACTTGCCTGCATCGGTCAGTTCAATCAGCTGGCCAGCGGCCAGGGGGGTGTTAATCAGTTGCAGTTGGCCAAAGGCCGTTTGCTTGGTGCCGGTGGCCGATAGCTGGCTGTCGGCGTAGCGCTTGGCCTCTTCCAGGCTGCGCACCGGCACGTCATAGAGGCGCAAGGTGCGTCCCTCTGGCGCACCGGGATTGCCTGCCTGGTAGGTGATCTGCTTGCGTTGTTCGGCATCGTAGTAGTCGATGATGACGGCCCCGTAGGTGTCACGCTTGGTGATCGGGAAGTCGGCCTGACTCACGACATCGCGGCGTTTAAGGGACAGCTTGAGCCTGGGCAACTCAGGAGTGCCGACGTAGAGGGTCTGGTTCTTGTTCGATACCGGCAGGCCATAGCGCCCCGCCAGACGCGCCAAGAAATCCCGGCTGCTCTCGGCCCGTTGCTCGACTCTATCGAGCAACACGTCTTCGCCGTTGAACACCCCTTGCATGTCAGCCTCGGCGGCCAATTGGGCTACCAGGGCTGACAGCTTGATGTTGTTGAAAGCGCGGGTCTGCGCCTTTTCCATGGCATCGCGCTTGGCCGTTGCCGCCAACGCGCCGATCACCACTTCGTCCGGGCCAAAGCGAAACCGGATACTGTCAATTTCAAAGCGCCCCCAAGCCCAGCTCGATGCCTGGTTGCCCGGTGTGGCTTGGCGATGCTCCCAGACCACGCCGGGACTGAGGATGTCCCCCTCCTTGGGGAACCACTTTTCGGTAAAGATGCCGCCCCGGTTATCGAGCACCAGGCTGACCTGATCCCGCTCGCTCTTGCCCTGGCGCAGGCTGTCCACATAGCTCAGTGACTTGACGTAAGGGGCCAGGTCTTCACTCACCTTGCGATTGGCCCAGGTCAGCAAAGCGGCATACTTGATGAGGCCTAACGCTGCCATGGGGCCAACTCCACCGGGGTAATGGCCTGCGCCGCCATCGAGGGTACGGTGATGACCAAGCCTGCGGGCAGGACAAAGCCCTCCGTGCGACGTGCGGCATCCTGGTTGGCGCTGCGCAGGGCATTGATGGCCTGCTGGGTGACAGACCCGTAGGCCCGCACGCAGAGGCTATCCCAGCGTTCGCCCTGGATTGAAACGAGGGTGGTGGCCTGTGTACTCATTTGCCCGCCTCCTCATCGCGCACTTCCACCAGGGTCAGCTGATAGCTGACGGCGATGATGGTGCCGTTTGGCAGGGTCTCAATGATGGTGCGAGGCATCTCGCGGACGGTGAACATCCCCAGTGTCTCGGTGCCAACCACCAGCCCACGGGGGATCTGTTTCTCGGCGAGGTCCGTGAGATCGATATGGGCCTTGGTCAGGTCGCTAAACTCGTTGTGCAGCTCGATGGTCATGCGCACGGTGCGTTCGTCCTCCCCGGTCATCTGGTGCGAGGGATAGCCCTGCACCAGCTGCTGGGGTTGCACCCGCCAGCGGCGGCTGTCCTGGAAGTCCTTGGGGGAGAAAAAGGATTTGAACAGCACTTCGCCCAGCGCTCCCCATTGGGCATGACTCACCTGGCGGGCCGGAAACAAACTGTCCCCCATCAGACCCAGCAGGCTGCCTGCCACCTGATTTACATTCATTACGCCTCCTCGGGAGGCACGATGATGTCCTCCCCGGTCATGTCGTTGGTCAAGATGATTTGGCGCAAGGCCGGATTGGGGAAAACGCGATGAACGGTCATCACCAGACTGACCTGCCAGTCTTCACGCCAGGTGTAGAGATCCTCCTTGCGCTGCTCGAACTCTTCGCCCTCCTGGTCACCGGCAAAGCCACTGTTCAGGCGTTTGGCGTTGACCAGTTCTGCATCCCCGACCACCTTGAGCTCCCAGCCCGGTTCCGGGCTTATGCGCATATCGGTCAACACCTCATCGACGCCTTCCAGTACCACCAGCCGCTGGGTCAGCAGCTCATTGAGGGCGATGGCATGGAGCAAGGCATCGGTGGTGAGGGTCTTGTTGCTGTTGCCCCCTGACAGACGCACCGAGACCAGCAGATCGAGCACCAGCTCGTAAGGCACATAGGCCGTCATCTCGCTCATCCGGTCAGCTTCTGATAACCGCTGATTGGTCGGCATGATGCGGATCTCGCGCCGTGCCATCGCATTGGATGGCTCGGTGACCACGTGCATGGCATCAGGGCCCGCGAAATGGCTCTCCAGCAGTTGCTCCAGCTTGTCCAGCACAATCATCAGGCACGCTCCAGGGCCCGCTTGGCCTCTTTGAGTAACAGGGCTTGTTGCTCCTTGTGCAGCACCATGAATTCACGTTTGGGCACGTCAATCTTCTCCAGTCGGTAAAACAACAGGCACAGACGGCGGGCCTTCTTCTTGCCGTCCTGCTGCTTGGGTTTGAGGGGCAGCCCCTGCACGCTGCCGCCATCTGGCGGGACGCCCAGCACCGCTTTAGGCCGCCAGACGATGCGCCAGCCCGTGCTCTCCAGACTCCCGAGCAGCCCCTTGATGCCCATCGCCTTGGCCTTGCGCTTGAGCCCTCGGGTGGAGGGCACCATCAGGCTCTTGGCCTTCTTCGCCACCAGGGTGCCGCCGTTGTTGATAAGCGGGGTATGGGGCAAGGGGGAGCCGACAGTGAAGCGCCCAGGCTCAGTGGTGTAGGTGATGGAGGCGCGGGTCTCGCCGCTGTCAAACAGGGGTTTGGCCCCCCGGTTCTTGAGCGATTGAGTCAAGGCGGCATTGGCCTTGAACGGGCCATCCATGTTGAGTTGCACGCAGGTGACCGCCAGGGGAGCCAGCAGCTCGGGGAGCTTGGTCATCACCTGGCTCATCTGCTGCAAGCGGGCATTGAAACGGTCTGTACTGGATGCCATCTGCGCACCTCCTCCTGGAATGGCTCCAGTATCCCTATCCCCTGACTCGCTTGTTGCCCACGGGCATCGCGCACGCACGAGGATGGTCAAAATGCCTGTAAAGACAACGTGAAGAGGTAGACATGGCACGCCGGTCAAAGGTGGATTTATACGGGCTGCTGGAGCGCATCATCGAGATGTTCGAGCGTGAGAAGATGCCCATCCGTGACATCGAGCTGGTGCTGCGCGAAGAGGGTTTTGATATTTCTCGGGCGGCAATCCAACGGTCACTGAAAAAGAACGAAGACGTGGCCCTTAACTACAAACGGGCACTGGATGAGTCGCGGATGCTGTTGCAGGAGATCCAGGACAATCCGGGCACCGACATTCTGGAGCTGACCCAGCAGATGCTGGGCCAGAAGCTCTCGGAGTATGTCCGCTCGATTGATGAGCTGGAGTTCAAGAACGCGGGGGAGCTTATCGAGTCAGTCGCCAGTATCTCCCGTGCCCAGGTCAACGTGGGCCGCCTTAAAATGGAGTTCCAGGCCGGTGTGAAGGCGGCTAAAAAAGCGCTGGAGGCTGAACTCAAGCGGATTTTGATGGAAGAAGATCCCGCCACCTTGCTGGCGGTACTCGATGCCATCGAGCGCACCGAGGTCAAGGCCCCGAGGGGGCGTGCATGATTGGCACCGCCGCCGAACGGGAGACGCTGCGCCAGCAGGCCAAACAGCGGATTGCCGAGCAGGCCGCTGCGCCCGTCGTCGCCGAGAAGGCCAAGCTCGATGCCAAGGCGTTGGAGGCCCGTCGGCAGCGAGCCCGTAGCGATGATGGCTTTGCCTGGTTCTGTCAGACCTACATGCACCAGGCCTTCCCGGTGCCCTTCGCCGACTATCAGCTGGCGCTGACCCGCCTGGTCTCCCAGCGCACCCTGGCACGCCGCGACGAGCAGCTGTTCAAGTCCCTCATCAGTGAGGCAGACCATGCCTACATCAACGGGGAGAGTGAGTGCTATGAGGGGATCCTCGACATCGAGCCCCGCGACCATGGCAAGACCACCCGCAATACCCAGGCCCTGCCGTTGTGGCTGGCCCTCAACTTCCCCGGCAGTTTCATCGTGGTGTGCGCAGCGAGTAAAGAGAGCGCCATCGGCATGGTGGATGCCATCAAAACCACCCTGCAGGAGGATGAGCAGATCCTGGCTGACTATGGCCGCCAGCAGAAAAAGGGAGCTACCTGGTCAAAGACCAAGCTCCAGCTGGCTAATGGCAGTGCCATCGTGGCCGTGGGTGCCGGGCAGGCGCTGCGCGGGATCAAGAACAAGTTCCAGCGCCCGACCCACATCATCTGTGATGACCTGCTCAAGGACGATGAGGTGGAATCGGCCACCGTGCGCAAGAAGCTCTACACCTGGTTTAAACGGGTCATCCTGAACCTTGGCCAGGGGGCGCTCACCATCGTGGCCAACACCATCATGCACCCGGAAGACTTGCCCAGCCGCTTGCTCGGCGAGATCAAAGAGGGTCGCCTGACCAACTGGATTGGTTTGCGCTTCGGGGCCATCACCCCGGCAGGTGAGTCGCTGTGGCCCGCTCGCTGGCCACTGGCCTTGCTTCACACCAAGATGCGCCAGCTGGGGGCGCTCTGGTATACCGAGTGGATGAACCAACCCATCTCGGATGAAGAGCGGATCTTCAACGAGGCCTGGTTTGAATACTTCCAGCCTCGGGACGTGGCACTGCGCGATTGCACCATCGGGATGGCGGTGGATCCGGCGACTGGCAAGACCACGGGGGACTATTCAGCCATTGCGGTGGTGGCCAAGCACCGGCCCACCGGGCTCTATTACGTGCTCTATTGCCGGGGCTTCAAGGAGAGCGATCTGGCGCTGGCCAGGCGTATCTGTGAGGTCTACCGGCTGTTTCGCCCGGACTTCATCGACTTTGAAACCGTCCAGTTCCAGGCCATCTACAAACGGGAGGTGGCCCGTGAGGGCAGCCGTCAGGGCCTGCGTCTGCCGTTGCGCCCCTTCAAGGGGGGTAACAAGCATGTGCGGATCAAGTCCCTGGGGCCGATGTTCGAGAACGGCCTCATCTTGCTGCAAGAAGATCAGACCCTGCTCAAGGAGCACCTGATCAACTACCCCAGGGGGCATGATGACTGCCCGGATGCGCTGGAGATGTGCATCAGCGGGCTGGAGAGCACCTTCACTGCCGGGGTGGTGATCGGCAAGCGGCAGGTGGTCAGTGCGGCGCAGCGCCTGGCGGGCATTGCCCAGCGACTGGGAGGGCGGTTTCGATGATCGAGCAGTTGATGAAGGCCAAAGAGGCCGGAGCCGATCTGCTGTCACGGCTGATGCGCATCATCTGTGTGGGAGAAGTGACCGAGGTCGAGGGCGCGGGTCAGCGAGTCAAGGTGGTGCTGCCTTCCCATGACAGGATGGAAAGCGACTGGCTGCGGGTATTGGCCCGCCGTTCGCTTGGGGTGCGTACCAGTTGCAACCTGAAAGTGGGGGAACAGGTGCTGTGCCTGTTCCCCCCGCTTGGGGATATGCGCACGGGCTACGTGCTGGGAGCACTCTATAACGCCACCGATACGCCATTCCAGGATAACCCGGAGGTGTTCGGGGTCGAGTTCGATGATGGGGCCCGGTGTACCTATGACCAGGAGAGCCACACATTCCGGTTCTCGATGCCTGGTGGTAGCCAGCTCTTTGAGATGACCCCCGAGGGAGCCCGCCTGGTCTCGAAGCTCGATATCGATGGCGAAGTGACTATCAGCAAGAGCCTGACGGTCACCGAAACCGTCCAGGCGAAGGCGGTCAACGACGAGACCGGCAGCATGGCCACCATACGTTCGCAGTACAACCAACATGGCCACCCCGATAACGGGGCTGGCAAGCCTAATGTGCCCATGTCGTGAGGCGGCCTGTATCGCGTTTTGAGCGAGGCTAAGCGGATACGGTGCGACGGCACACAAATTTTTTCTTGAATGAATTTGAACGCGATTTGAAGCGTTTTGAAGGGGGTGGAGATGTACGGGTTACACCTGAAGAGTTGGGGGCGGCGCAACCTAACCCTCAAGGAGGATGTGGAGCAGTCCCTCGGGGTCTTGCTGCGCACCCGCAAGGGGGAGAAGATTTGGGATCCGAACTACGGCTGCGATCTGGTCAAGTACCTGGACCGCACCAACTGGCATTTGCAACTGGCCATCGTGGCGATCCTGGAGTCCGTCACCCGCTATGAGCCCAGAGTGAAGTTGCTGCGCGTAGACGTACACCGTGACGCCCAAACGGTAGACCAGTCTGCCGGGGGGCGGGTGACCTTGCAACTGGTCTACCGCCTGCAACCTACCGGCACCCTTGAGACGATGTTACTGGCAGCCTGAATTCCCCTCCCGCGATCCCTCTGTGTTGGCCGCTGCCCTTGGGCACCGGCCATTTTTTTAACGGCGTATTCTCCTCCTGACGCTATAAGGAGGAACCCATGGCGACATTTCTACATGGAGTCGAGACGGTTGAAACCGTCAGTGGCCCGGTCCCTGTTAACGAGATTGCCAGCTCGATTATCGCGGTGTTTGGCACAAGCGATTTGGCAGCCCCCAAGCAGATGGTCCTGACCCGTACCCTGGACGAGGCCAAGGCCGCCTATGGTGATGGCTCCATCCTGGAGACATTGCGCCGGGTACACACCTATTACACCCCGTACAACACGGTGATCGGCGTACCCCTTGGCAAAGACGCTGATTTCCAGACCCCTGACGGTAAAGGCCCGAGCGGGGTCACCCTTGGCTCCAATACGGCCAAGGCCTTCATTGATGATGGCGCAGGTCTGCCCGTGGTCATGCACAACCCCAACGACTTGGCGCTGGCCTGGTCGGTGGATGATGAGGCCGTGGCCACTATCGATGCCGCAACCGGTGTGCTGACCCCCATCAAGGCGGGTGAAGTGACCCTCACCCTGACGGTCACCGCAAACGAGTTCTTTGAAGGCGATACCCTGACCTGCACCGTCACGGTGGCACAGACCAACCCGAACGCAGGCAAGACTGCCACCGGTGCCGCCCTGACCGACGCCACACAGACCGCCTATCTGGGCAGTGTGCTGGCATTGATGGTGGTCGATAGCCAAGGCTTGCCGGTGGTCTGGCGTAGCAGCAACCCGGCCATAGCGACCGTGGATGCCACGGGCCTGGTGACCCCCATCAAGGAGGGCATTGCCCAAATCACGGCAGAGCTGGCCGGGGATGCGAACTGGTCCCCGGTGACACTGACCTGTGCCCTGACTGTGGCCAAGCCCTCGGATGCCCTGCTGGCGGCCTTTATCGAGGCGGTGCCGCTGCTGCTCAAGGCCCGTACCAAGTTCGGGTTTAACCCCAAGATTGGTTTGGCCCCAGGCATCATGCACAAGCCCGGTGCCAGCGGTGCGGTATTGCCGGTTGCTCGCAAGATCCGCATGACCTGGCTGGCAGATGTTCCCGCCAACGTCAGCACCCCGGAGGCGGCTCGCCTCGCCAAGCAAGCGATGAGTGATGAGCGGATCTTCTGCTTGTGGCCACGTCCCAAGGTGCTGGATGCCGATGCCGCCGCCACGGTCGCTTGGGCGGCCCCCTCCTGGGCGGGTCTGATTGCCCAGGTAGACAAAGATCTGGCCGGTATTCAAGGCGGCTCTGGCTACTGGTGCTCACCGTCCAACCTCAAACTCGGGGATGTGGTCGGCACTGAGCATGAGCTGGAGTTCATCATCAACGAGCGGGACACCCCGGTGAACTACCTCAACGCCAACGGCATTGCCACCCTCGTCAATTATGGCGGCTGGCTCGCGTTCGGTAACCGTTCAACCGCGTTCCCGGACAAGACCGACCCGATGACCTTCCTGTGCTGGCGGCGTACCGCTGACGTGATTGAGGAGTCCATTGAGTACTTCGTGATGCAGTTCCTGGACCGCCCGATGTTCACCCGCCCTGACCAGCTGCAAAGCACGCTGCTGGGACGGGTACAGGACAGCGTGAATGACTTCCTGCGCTCCAAAATTGGCAGTGCCCTTATCGATGGCAAGTGCTGGATTGAGGTGAGTGCCAACCCGCTGGTGAACCTGGCTCAGGGGATCATCCGCTTCAAATACCGCTTCACCCCGCCGATGGTGACCGAGCACATCATGATGGATGCCGAGATCTACGTGCAGGGGCTGGAAGAGGCCTTCAAGAAACTGGTAGGGGGTAACTGATGGCTACCGAAAAGTCCGTTGTCTGGCGTGACCAGTCGGTGTTCCTCAATAACACCATGTATATCGGGCGCGTCTCGCAGGCGTCCTGCGATGTCCGCCGCAAGACCACTAACGTGGGGGGGCTCGGGGGCGTTGGTAACGTCGAAGTGCCCACTGGCAAGGTGGAGCCTATCAAAGCCCAGCTCAACTTCAACAGCCTGTCGGTCGGCGATATCCGCCAGCTGACCCGCAACGACGGCTATGTGGAGCTGCGCATGACCGGCACGGTGCGGGTACTCGATACCGACACCGGCACCCGTACCGTGGGGGGCGCGGTAACCCGACTAAAGGGCTGGGTGCTCAACCCGCCCACCCCGACCTACAGCGATGATCCGCAGCCCTACAACATCGAGATCTCGGTGCTGTTTATCGAGGTGGCGGATCAGCAGGGCACGGCGCTGCTCATCGACATCCCGAACGGGATCATCGAGCCGAGCGGCGACAGCGGCAGCTATGGCATCACCATCACGATTTAAGGAGACCCCATGGCCCGAGTGAGAACGTTGAGCCTGGTCGGTGACGGGGTGCAGAAAAACGGCAAGACCGTCACCAAGGCCATGCTGGGGGACATCGTGAAGCGCTGGTCCGGTGATGGCCGTCCCCCGATCACCCTGGGGCACCCTGCCCAGGGGGCGGACAAGGTGGCGGCACTCGGGCGGGTAGACAACCCCCGCACCGAGCCCAGCCGCCGGGTGCCAGGGAAAACCGAACTGGTGGTGGAGCTGCATTACACCCCCGAACTCGAAAAGCTCGAAGACGAGGGCAAGTTCGAAGGGTTCAGTGCCGGGATTTATCCGACCGTGGATGGCAAGGGCTATTACCTGCACCACGTCGCCGCCCTGGGGCAATTGCCCCCGGCAGCAGAAACCGAAACGCGGGAGCTGGTGGAGCTTTCCAGCGATGGCATGGAACAGATGGTCGTGCTCTCGGGAGTGCTGACCTTTTCAGATAGTCAAACAGAGGACATTGAGATGACCAAAGAAGAGCTGGCCGCCGCCATGAAAGATGTGCTGGCCGAACAGATGAAGCCCCTCACCGAACGCCTGGAGAAGCTGGAGAAGGGCGGCAAGGACGATGGCAATAAAGATGACCAGACCGATGACCCGAACAAGGACAAAAAGCCGGGTGAGCAGGGCAAGGACAAGCCGCTGGTGGACACGCAAGCGCGTGACCAGCTCAAGACCATGCAGGAGACCGTGAAGTCGGATCGCATTGCCCAGGCCACCGAGCTGGCCAACGCCAAAGGCTGGGGTGAAGCCGAGTTCAAGCCGCTTTTGACCATGCTGCAAAAGGCCGAGCCGGTTGAGCTGTGCAACAACGCTGAAGACGGCCTGTTTGCCACGGTCAAGGCCACCATCAATGCCCGCACCGTAGCCCCGAGCAAGCCATCGCCGCTGGGACAGCCGCTGGAGTTCGCCGATGACAAAGGCAACAAGCAGCAACTGAACCTCAATGATGTGGTTCGCGTCTCCAAGTTCTAAGGCACGGCTAAGACCACGTAGTTATCGATTAAGGACATCATCATGACCCAGTTTTCTCGTAAGGCCGAGCTGCGCCTGAGCAGCATCGTGGCGGCAGGACACCCGCCGATCATTCACTCCATCGCCCTGAAGGCCGGATGGGCGGGCATTGAAGCGGGCGTACCGCTGCATGTCACCACCGATGGGGCCGACCTGTGGGACGGTGAAGCCAGTGTGCCGGTCACCCCTGGCGTAGACGCGGCCCCTGCCACCGTGGCGCTGCCGATGATGGGCATTGCGCTCAACACCCCGCAGGCCGGGGATGGCAGTGTGCTGGCGTTGCTGCATGGCTGCTACCGCGCCGATGCCGTCACCGTCGGCGGCCAGGGGCTTACCCAGGCGCAAGCGCTGACCCTGATGGCCGCAGGCCTGTATCCCGAGGACAGCTGGGGGGGTTAACCCCCGGCTTGCTCACTCAACGCTTCATTACCTCTTTTTGACAGGAACAGCATCATGGAAATTATCGACCTCATCCGCAGCTTTATGACCCCGCAAGCCATTGCCGGGCAGATGGCAAAGCGCCAATCGGTGCCCCAGCGCATCCGCAAACTGGTCTATGGCGAAGAGGGCAAGCAACATCCGTTTGCCGCCATTACCCTGGCCGACCTGCAACGTACCCTCACCAACGTGCCGGTGGTGCGCCGTGGTAGCCAGGCGTTTGCCCTGGACCAGGGGCGCGGCACCCTGACCTCCATTGATGTGCAGGGTTTCGAAGTCTCGGACTTTTTCACCGCCGCCGAAATCAATAACCTCAAGATGGTCAGCAACCAGTCGGTGCAGGCCTTTATTGAAGGGCGCATCAACCAGATGCTGGATGCTATTCAGCGCTCGACCGAGGCCCTGTGTGCCCAGGGGCTGACCGGGGAGATCAGCTACCCGATGAAGACTGACCAGGGCTTTGATGAATACGAAGTGGAGTTTGGTCAAACCCAGATCTACACCCCGGATGTCCTGTGGGATGCAGCCAGTGCCAAGATCGTGCATGTGTACGACACCCTGACCGAGATGCACTCCCAACTTCAGGCCAAGGGTTACGGTGACAGCACGGTGTCGTTGGCGGGCCGCAAGGCATTTAGCAAGCTGGTGGCCTTAGCCGATGAATCCAAGTCCAACATCGTCCAGGTCAAGATCGTATCGGAGAACGAAGTCTCGGTCGGCGGCTATTCGGTACAGCTGGAAAGCAGCGTCTATCGCGGCAAAGGGCGCACCATGACCCGCACGGTCGATGAGCACAAGCTGTGCATGGTGGACAAGAACGCGGGGCACAGCCTCTACTACCTGGCGCTGGATGATATGGAAAACGGCTTGCTGCCGATGCCCTTCTATCCCTCTCAGGAAGTGAAGAAGAACCCGTCCGGGATGGAGGTGGTCGGTCGTTCCAAACCGCTGCCCGCCCCGGTGGTGCAGGCCATCTGCTGGTCCTCGGTGCTGGCTCCGGCCAAATAAGGAGCCCCCATGCAACTGGCACAGCTGCAAGCACTGGTGACCCCGGTTCTTATTCGGGATGCGCTGGACGATCAGATTTATCGCTCCCTGACCGGGGAGAACGGCAACTACAGCGGCGGTATTCAACCCCGCCCAGCCGGTAATGATAGCCAGAAGGCGGCCCTGACCGCCTGCCAGTCTGCGGCCCGCTGGGCCTTCATCACTCTCTCCAAGGCCGATGCACTGGCACGGCCTTATTCCACGGATGAGCAAGCGGTGTTGTCCGAGGCGATGGTGCAGCGAGCTATCTACGAGCTGGGCCGTCAGTCTGAGTTCGACGCAAATTTCTTCAAAAACAAGGAGGATGCGCAGGCGCTTATCAATGCCCTGCTCGGCCTCAACGGCTCGGGTGATAGCGCGAGCGCCAGCATCACCAGTGCCAGGAGTACCAAAGATGCAAAAGCGAGTTACATCATCCCTGGTTACCCCTTTAACCGCTTCCGGTAACCTGTTCACCGATTACTATCCTGCCCCCCTGTCCATGGGGGCGCAGTCCTCCCACGCCTTCGACCCCTATTGGGGTGCCATTGATGCCATGCTCCTTGATGAGGAGGTGGATTCTGATGTCGAACTGCGCCACGCCGCCGCCATGACCCTGCCCTGGTATCTGGAAGGATTGCCTGACGATGTGGCCTTTGCCGAGCAGCTCCTGGAGCGCCTTGATATGGAGACCCTGCTGGAAGATGCCCTATGCGCTGCCGAGTGGGGTTTCAACCCGCTGGAGGTGGAGTGGGACCAGAGCACCGGCCCCTGGCGTCCGGTGCGCATCGAGCGCCGCCACTCCCGGCTATTTCGTATTGATGATCGGGGCCAGGTCTATTACGCCCCTCGGGGTGGCAGCGGCTTTGCCCTGGTGGCGGAAGGGAAAGTGATCCCAGTGCGCCGCAAGGCCACCAAGGAGCGCCCCTATGGCGTCTCTATCCTTGAGAGTGTCTGGCCAATCTGGCAGGTCAAGTGGACCCACGTCGCGCAGCTGGAGCGCCTGGGACAGAAATATTCGGTGCCCTCTGTCATTGCCTTGGCCAAGGCCAACAACGTTGCCGAGCTGGATACGGTCAGCGCCGCCCTGGCCGGGATTGAATCCGGCGAAGGGGTGGCCTTGTCCAACGTTGAGCAGGTGATCCAGCTGACGGCCAGCGGCAAGGCCCAGGAGCTGCTGGAGGTCATCCGTCACTATGACACCAAGATGAGCAAGCGGATCACCGGCCAGACCCTGACCTCGAACACTCAGCAATATGGCTCCCGCTCCCTTGGGGAGGTGCACGAACGGGCCGCGCTACGGATCGCCATCGGGGATCTCAAGATGGTGTTTGGCTGCCTCAATGCCACCCTGCTGCGCTGGATCTTCGCGCTTAACGGCAAGGATGGCCAAGTGCGCCTGGTGTTTGATGAAAAGGCCTTTGAAGAGCGGTTGAAGGCGCAACAAAGCGGCGGGAACGGGGCAGGAATGACCCTCTCCAACCCAGGTGCGGGGCCCTTGCTATGTCTTTAAGCCAGCAGGAACGCAAGGAGCAACAGGCGCTCACTCGCCTGGAGAAGATTGAGCAGCAACTGCTGACGGTGACGGCCACCGCGCTCAGTGAAGAGATCACCACTCGCCTGACCAAGCCGGAGGTAGTGACCGACAAGAGCCAGCAGCGCTATGCCATGGCCTACGCCGATGCGATGCGTTTTGCCTGGCTCTATGGCCATTGGCATGTGCAGCAGCTTATCAACGAGGCGGTGGAGCTGGCAGAGGCTCCCGCCCAGGTGCCGTTCAAAGAGGCGCTGGCCTATCTGGAGAGTCAGGTGCCACTGACCAGCAAGGCGTATCGGGATCTCGATGCCCAGATGCGCCTGCGGGCCTTTACCGTGGCCAGCGTCAGTTCGGAGCAGGCGGTGGCCGATGTGCAGGCCCGCTATGCCGCCGCCCTTGCCCAGGGGCAGTCGGCCAGCGAGACCATGCAGCAGGTCGGCCAGTACCTGGAGCAAGCCGGGGTGAATCCGGTCAATCCCTGGTATCTGGAGCTGCACTATCGCAACAACATGATGGCTGCCTATAGTGCCGGGCGCTGGTCTCAGGTTGAGAGCAACGATCTGGTGGAGTACCTGATTTACCTCTCGGTGATGGACAGCGGCACCACCAAGCTGTGTCGCCACCTGGACCGGACCGTGAAGCCAAAGGGCGATCCGTTCTGGCGCAAATACTGGCCACCCAACCATCACAAGTGCCGAGCCACGGTCAGCCCCCTGGGGCAAAGCCAATACCAGCGTCTGCCTGAGCAGGTGAAGCGCCGGTCAGCCCAGGTCACGGATGAGCGGGTATCATCCACCCCGACCATGGCCGCCGAGCATCAATTCACCAGCTCGCCGACCCAGACCCTGCGCCGCCTGCCAGGCAGCCTGATGAACCAGGCGCAAGCCTTTGACCTGGTGCCCGCCATCACCGCGTACTCGAAGGCGCAAAGCCTGGCCCTGCTGGTGGAGCGGCTGGGGACCTTGAGTGCCCAGAAGGTATCCGCCTCAGTGCTGACGGCGGCAGACCTTGGCAAGGCCGAACAGGCCGTGGCCACGACGCTCTCCCAGAGTAACGAGGTGGCGTTCGGCTTGGGGCAAGTGGGCGATGACTGGCAAGCGGAGGTGTGGTTTTTTGAAGCGGTGATGGAAGGGTGGCTCTGGGGCCGAGCGCTGGCCTATGACAGCGGGAACGTGTTTGCGGTGAGCCGGATCACCGATGCGCAGCGAGTCGCGTTACAGGCGGCCTCCCAAGCGTTGACGAGAGAATAAAAGAAAGCCCCGATAGTCGGGGCTTTCTTTATAGGTCATTACTGTCAACTTTCGATGATTCCAATTTGATCAAATCGTCATAGTTGGCAATCGTGTATATGAGACTTCCTGATGTTGGCTCACCAGATTTCGTATCTAATACTGTTCTTTGAATTATCGTGCCTTTATCAAAATAGGCATCCAGAGCCTTTTCATTTCCTGATATGGGAATCCATTTAGTCCCGCCATCTGCCCCATATTTTCTAGAAAGACCTCTGACAACTTCGCCACCTTGTTCTTCATTGGCTAGGTCTATAGAAAACCTAGCCAATTTGCCGCTAATGAAAAAACTGCGAGCAGTTGTAACGTGTCCAGAAAACGAAAGGTTACTGCATGCAACCATGCTGATTACTGGATTAAGTGCCGTCTCGCGCTCGAAATTGCATAGTTTGGTGTTTTTAACCTGCTCGACAGTCATTCCAAATTTTATAGACTTGTAGCCGTCTACAGCGAACGAAGGCAAAGAGATGCTACTTATCAGCAAGCCAGCAATCAGGTAACGCATATAACCCTCCATGTGAATATTTAAAATTTCGCCAATGGTAACACGTCATTAAGCTACTCAAAAATCCGTCACGATGATGGTTGGGCGTAATCCATGCTCTGCATCACTCGTTCCAGCGAGTCTTTCAACTCCTGCACCAGTTCCGGGGTGCTGTTGCGCAGCGCCTGGATGATGGCAGCCTCAATATCGGCGGCATTGGTAAAGTCGGGGGTCACCGAGATGGCCAGCTGGTGACTCAGAGCAATCTGCACCGGGGGCGGCGTGGCCGGGGTGCTGGTGGTCGTACTCTTGGCCATGGGCGGCAAGAGGCGCTCCATCTCCTTGTTCGCATCGTTTTTGGGGCCGTTCTTGTCGTCACTAAACCACCCCATCACTCCCTCGGTGATGGCCTTTACACCTTCTTCACCAAGAATTGAACCAAGGATCCCCCCGGCCACCCCACCGACAGCAGTCCCGATCCCAGGCAAAAGGGCTGTCCCCAGTGCTGCACCACCATAGGCCCCAGCCGCACCACCTGCTAATGAGCCGCCGACTCCAGCAGTGGTGGTGATCAGTTTGTCGTTGTCACCGTTCTGGGCCGCATCGTAGATTTGCGCCCCACCAAATAGCAACGCGGGCAACCAACCCAGCATTTTGCCCCCTTTACCACCCAAGGTCTTGCCAGCACCTTCCTTGAGTGATTGCAGCCAACCCCCGCTGGTGGCTGGTGGTGTCGCTGCTGGGGCTCCCGATAGGCGATGATCCATCCAACTCGGCACACCTTTGGGGGCAGATTTGGGGGCACCCATCTCTGGCGCTCCTTTGGCCAGCGCTTCCGCCGCCTCTTGTCCTGCACCACCACCTTTGAACCAGCGGTCTTTCAATGAGTTGTACGTGGCTCTGATTGCCTGCTGCTTTAGCACCAATGCACCCGCTGTCACGCCCAGTGCCGTCCCTGGATTATCAGCAATGAGCTGACCGCCTTTGTCCAACCCACCGGCCAACAATTCGATGATGGGACTTTGCGCCTGCGCAAAGTCACCAACGGCTTGGCTAAATCGATTTGTCGCCCCTTCCCAACTGGTTGATAGCCGCTCCATGGCGCTGAAGCTATCTTTAACGCCATCGGCCAGTTTGCCCTGGTAATCCCCCAACACCTTGATGGGGTCTGCCAGCGCTTCCACCATGGTCTTGACGGATGATGCCCCCAAATCCTCCGAGAACTGGGTCCCACCCACTCGTTCCATGATGTTCTTCGCAGCAGCAGGATCCTTTTGATAGAGGCTGCTGACCAGCGTCATGACCTTCATCCAGGGAGCGGCTAAGTCACCGCCGGTTTCATTGGTTTGACGAAACTCACCGATGGCGCTTTTCAGCGCCTCACGCATCGATTTGTCTTTGACAAGGGTGTCTATCTCACCTTTCTTGGTGCCACTCCCCATCAGAGACTCCACCTCACCGCTGTCAGTCAGACGGGCCTTGATGGACTCTTTCACCCCATCAGCCAGTTTGTCGTAGTTGAAAGCGCCACTCTTGGCCCCTGCCATCAACATGGCGCTGAACTGCTCGGCAGAGAGACCCGCATCTTTCATCAACAGCGAGTATTCGTTAAAGGTGTCAAGCAGGTCATTGGCTCGATCACCGGCCCCACTGGCAATCCGGTAAATCAGATCGGCGTTGGTATCGCTGTCGGTGCCAAACCCCTTGTTCATAGTCAGCATGGCCCGCATGATTTCCTGTATATCTGCGGCAGGCATGGCGCGATTGAGCATCACGGAGCGTTCGGCCATGCGGCGGGCAGACACCTCATCCACGCCTGTCTGGTTAGCTTTAACGCGGGCTTCCATCACTTGCTCGGCTGTTGCCCCGGTATCGCGCATGGTGGACGAGCGCCAATCACGCTCGATACTCGATGCGTAATAACCTGTTGCTTTACCTGTTTGCAGTGCGGCCTGCTTTTCCAGTTGAATGGTACTCATCCCACTGGTAAACATGCCGCCAGCAGCAACGCCTGCAACGGCACCACCGATGAGCCCCCCCATGCCATCACTCAGGGCTCTGACGCTTTTTGCTGACTGCTCTGTCTCTTTGAGTTGGGTATTGAGCCGCCGCTGTTCTTGGGTCAGGTTGCTGATGTTGATCTCGGCCCGTCGCAGGGCCGAGGCGTATTGTTGAAGCTGCTGCTCCTGTTGTTGAAATTCCCGGCTGGTGGTGCCTGACTCACGCCCCAGCTGCTCTAGCCCCTCCTGCATACGGCGGAACTCGGTCACGTCCCCTGCGGTCTTTTGAAGCCCCTTAAAATCCTGTTCGAGTTTCTTAGCCTCTTTCTCGATCCGCTTCTTGTGTTGGGTGAACAGGTCTTCAATGCCGACCGTAAGCGCAAGGGCAAAGTTATTTCCGTTCATCAAGCATTACCTCAAGGAGAAAGATGAGTTCAGGCCAAGTCATGTCGAGGACTTCGCGATAGGTGGCGCGACCTTGCCGCCCGTCCGTCAGGACTCGGATTGCGTTTTTGAGGTGTCGCTCGGTGATTCGGAGGAGGGGCGAGGCTTTCCCATCAGGACACTCAAGTGGATGAACTCGCCATATTCGAGCTGGTCGATGAGCACATCCACCGGCACGGGCAGTTCACCTTCCAGCGTGACCTGTTCCCCCTCTTCTGTGGTGGTCTCCACCAGGGTGCCGAACACCAGGACGCTGGCCGCGACCCCGGCAAGAACGGCATCGGATGCCTCAAACCCGAAGCTGTCTTTGGCAAAGCGGACTGCCTCGATGCGATCACGCACCTTGGGTACACGCAGGCGACGGGCGGCGTTGAGCTTTTTGCCCTGGTAGTTGATGTCGTAGGGCAACGGGCAGATGCCGTGCTTTTCAATCATGGTGGCAATGGTGGTTTGAGTCAGTGGTTGTTTCATGGTGCCTCCAGGCGTAGTTGTTGACTGGATGGTAATGCACTGCATCGATGGCCCATGCCCTTGGGCATTGCGCCCGCGAACGGATAGCCACAATATCCCCATGTTGTTTTGGAGGTGATTGCGGATGTTGATCCCGTCTGTTTTGCGCCAGTCGCTGGAACTGCGCAGCCTGAGCCAGCTGACCGCCGACGAACTGGGCACCCTGCGCCAAGCGCTGCCGGGGTTGCATGTTCGTGATATCGACAACTGTCATCCCAGCTTTTTGCCCTGGCTCGCCTGGCAGTGGCGAGTGGACGTATGGGATGACGCCTGGCCGGAGTCCCAGAAACGGGCCGTGGTGAAAGAGGCACTGTTGCTGTTTCGCTACAAAGGCACCCCCTGGGCAGTAAAAAGAGCATTGGCCCTGACGGGTTACCAGGGGGATGTCAAGGAGTGGCACCAGCAAACGCCAGAGGGGCCACGCGGCACGTTTGTTGTCGATGTGGCCACCGATACCGGACGAGCCATTGATGCCACGTTTTATAACCAGGTGTATGCGTTGGTTGAGAGTAACAAACGCGGCTCACAGCACTGGACCTTGCGCCCGAAGATAGCGATGAAAGCAGGCATTGGATTTGACCCCATAGGTCCAGACACTTTTTCCCGCTTAGGATTGTGA